CCGCCGCGATGGTCACCACCGTGCAGGTCGGCATCACCCCGTACACCGCCGCCACCCGGGACGCGACCGTCGCCAGCGCCTCGCACACCTCAGCCACGAAGGCCTCCACCTCGGCGACCAGCTCGGGCACTTCGGCGACGAGCTCGCACACCTCGGCCACCTCTTCCTCGGCCAAGGCGACCGCCTCGCACACCACCGCGACCCAAGCCGCCACCGCCGCGACCACCGCGCACGCCGCGGCGACCACCTCGAGCTCCACGGCCATGAAGGACTCGGCCGCCGAAATGGGTGCCCTGACCAAGGCCACCCAGGAATTCACCGCGGCGGCCAAGGACGCGGAGCCAGCCTGGGCGGCGTTCGTCAAGGAGACCGCCGACTTCGATGCCCAGATCAAGTCCGTGGAGCCGATCTGGGCCGCGTTCGTCGCGGACTTCACCAACTTCGGCACCGAGGAGAAGGTGGCCGGTCCACTGTGGACCACGTTCGTCACCGACTACACCAATTTCGGGGTGGAGCTCAAGGCCGCCGGGCCACTGTGGACCACCTTCGTGGTCGACTGGACCACCTTTACCAATCAAGAGAAGATTGCTATCCCGCTGTGGACCACATTTGTCAAGGACTACACCACATTCTCCACCCACCTCAAGGCGTCGGCCCCATTGTGGACGACCTTTGTTAAGGATTTCTCGACCTTTACCGCGCAACTAAAGATAGCAGTCCCATTGTGGACCACCTATGTGAAGAATTTCGCCACCTGGGAGACTCAGCTCAAGGCCGCCTCGCCATTGTGGACCACGTACGTGAAGGACTTCACCGCGTGGGTGGCCCAGCTGAAGATCGCCTCGCCGCTGTGGACCACCTACGTGAAGGATTTCACCACGTGGGAGGTCCAGCTCAAGGCGGCCAGCCCCCTGTGGACCCTGTACGTGAAGGACTTCACCACCTGGGGCGCTCAGCTCAAGCTGGCCTCGCCATTGTGGAGTACCTACGTCAAGGACTTCACGACCTGGGGCGCACAGCTTAAGGCCGCGTCCCCATTGTGGGCGACGTTCGTGAAGAATTTCGCCACCTGGGCCGCCCAGCTCAAGGCCATTGCCGCGCTGTGGGCGACATTCGTCAAGAACTTCCAGACCTTCGCCCAATTGCTGCAGCAGGCCACCTCCTCGGTCACGCAATTCGTGAAGGCGATGCAGCAGCTGCGGTCGACCATGCAGCAGATGGGTCAGCTATTCCAGGACTTCAATAAGCAACTGGATACGCTTGATCAGCATCTGCAGCGGGCCAATGGTGACCTGCAGCAATTCGATACGACCATGCAGCAGGTGGCGCAGGATCTGCAGCAGGTCGCCGATGCGCTGAAGAACGTGGCCAAGCAGCTGGATGCCGCTGACCAGGCGGCCAAGAAGCTGCAGCAGGACACCCAGCAGCTCGGGCAGGCCCTTCAGCAGGTCGCCCAGCAGGGCAACCAGGCCGGACAGGCCATCAAGAAGGCCATGGACGACGGCACCCAGGGGGTCCGCAAGCTCGACGAAGAGGTCAAGAAGCTGATCGACGACCTCAAGAAGCTGATCGACCTGATGTCCCAGGCCGGCATCTCCGGCGGCGGCGGCGGAGGGGGCGGGGGTGGCGCCGGGGGCGCGGGCGCGGCGGTCGGCGCCTCGGCGGTCGGCGGCCTGACCGGCTCCAGCGGCATCGCCTCGGCGTCCCCGTCGGCGAAGACGGCGCAGGCCGGTCGGGACTTCGTGGCCGGTTTCACCAACGCCATCGACGACGGCCAGAGTGCCGCGGCGTCGTCCGCCTCCGACCTGGGCGCCGGCTCGGTGGCGGCCACCGCGCAGGCCATCGGGGCGGCCTCGGAGTCGCGGCTGCTGCGCGAGATCGGCCGCTGGTTCGTGCTGGGCTTCATCCACGGTCTCGAGGAGGAGCGCGAGCACTGCCGCCGGGCCTGCGAGGACGTCGCCACTGTGGCGACCCAGACCTTCTCGGCCACTTCCACGCTGAACGCCCAGTACAACACCGGGGTTCTGTACGGCAAGAACCTGGCCAACGGCATCGTGAGCCAGATCAACGCGGTGAAGCTGGCCTCGGGCAAGTTGTCCCAAGCGGCCACCGCCGAGGCCACCGCGACCCTGGCCCGGATGGGTTACGTCGGGCAGGCCGGCTCCGGCGCGCAGATTCAGTCGCCCGCGCCCAGCGTGATCACCCCGAACGAGGTCGCGGCGTCGTCCGGCGGTGGCAGCCGGCACTGCGTGCACGAGCACCGGCTCTACATCGACGGCCGGGAGATCCGGGACATCACCGACAAGCAGGTGGCCAAGGCATTGGACCGCCTCACTGACGCCTACAGCCAGCAGAAGAGGTAGGGCGGACATTGACCACGACGACCGTCCGGCCGAACGGTGTGGCGCAGCAGGGGTCCTGGACGGTGGTCGGCGCGGCTGACGCCGCCGTCGCGCTGAGCGACAACACCGATTCGACCTATGTGCAGCTGACCCCCCGGTGTCGGTTGGACATCGACCGGATGCGGGTCACCGTGCCGGCGCCCACCCTGCCGTCCGGGGCGCAGATCTCCTCGGTGGGCATCCGGATGCGGATCCAGACCGTGGTGTGGCCGGCGCCGCAGCCGCAGTGCCTGGGCTGGTTCCGCTGCCACCGCCCGCCGAACATCATCACCGCGATCATCGACCTGATTCTGCTGCTGCTGTTCGGCTGGCGTTGCCCGCAGCAACCCACCGTCGTGTGGGTGACCCAGTCGCTGCAGAACCAGACCAGCGACCCCTCCGGCAACCCGTGGACCCTGGCCAGCTTCAACAACTTCGAAGTCAACATCGGCCGCGACGACGTGTACGCCAACCCGCTGCGGGTGGCCGAGGTCTACGTGGACGTGGTGTACACCCAGCAGTCCGCGGTGACCGTCACCGCGCCGACCGGGACCGTCACTACCACCTGTCGCCCCACCGTGGCCTGGTCCTACACCCAGCCCGACGCCAACCCGCAGGCCAAATATTGGGTGGTCATCTACACGGCGGCGCAGGTCGCCGCGAGCGGCTTCGTGCCATTCGTGTCCACCCCGCTGCAGTCCTCCGGGTGGGTGTTCGGCACCGACCTGCAATGGACGCTGAACTCCGACATCACCAACGGCACGTACTACGCCTACGTGCAGGTCGGCCAGACCTGGCCGGGCGCGGGCGACTTCATCTCCCCGTACGCCTCGATCAACTGGACCCAGTCGATCGCGGGCGCGCCGAACGCGGTGCTGTCCTCGGCGGTGTTCGACACCATCTACAACCGGGTGACCCTGCAGCTCACCCAGGGCGGGTCGAGCCCGGCCACCGCCGCCTTCGCGGTGCAGTGCAGCCGGGACTCCGGCATCACCTGGGGCCCGGTGCGCGGCGGGCTGCTGCTGACCAACACCGGCGGCACGCTGACCGTCTACGACCAGCAGGCGCCGCTGAACGTGCCCAGCCAGTACCGCGTGCTGGCCTACGGACAGACCGGTTCGCTGCTGTTCGCCGCCGCCGGCTACTCCAACGTGCTGACCGTGACACCCACCGGCAGCACGTTCTGGATCAAGGACCTGATGGATCCGACGATGAACACGCCGCTGCCGGTGAAGTACCAGGGCGACCAGGTCACGCAGCGCCGGATCCAGGGCACCTTCGAGGTGCTCTCGGGCAACCTGACCACCCAGAAGCTGGTGGTCAACGGCCCGATGTACGGCATCGAAGGCACCCTGACGCTGATCTTCCACAGCCGCCAGCCGGTGGACTACTGGGCGGCGTTCCGCCGGGCGGATCAGTCCGGGCACGTGCTGCTCATGCAGTACCCGTCCGGTGAGCAGCACTTCGTGATGTTCGGTCCCGGCGCGGTCGGCTCCGACATGACCTGGACGTATGAGTACCAGCCGAACTACCGCGAGGTGACCGTCTCCTACACCGAGGTCGCGGAGCCGGCGATCACCTCGTAGGGAGCGCCGTGCAAGCAACCTCGCTGGCTTTCCAAGCCGCGATCCAGGGTTCGCACCAGGCCGTCTGTCAGGTCAACGTGCTGCAAAAGGGCCAGATCGTCATGCAGCTGCCGATCTTCGACGGCATCGTGACGGCGGACCAGACCTCGGCGCAGATGCGGTCGTTCACCGCCTCGGTGGGTGATCCCACCGGGACGCTCACCCCGAAGGACATGACCTCGCTGCTGTCCCCATTCGGAACCATGGTGCAGATCTTCAAGGGCGTGCGGCTGTTCTCCATTGCCGCCGTGACGGATCTGGACAATTCGGCCGCCGCGTTCAATCAGGGCACCAATAACGGCACCATCGGCGACCCGTCCACGGGGCACCTCATTCTCGCGTGGGGCAATATCTAGGAGCGTTTGCTACATGGGTAATGGGATTGCCACTTACGCTAAAGGCCGGTTTATTCAATGGAGTACGGTCTCGGCCGGCTCTGATGCCATCCTGGTTATTCTGCTGCAAACCACCGGCCTGGTCGCCGATGCCACCATGAAGAACTACGCCACGCTGGCGGCGGTATTTTCCGGTGGCAATGTCGAGGCGACGTTCACCAACTATGCCCGGAAGGTGCTCACCACCGGGCTGACCATCACGGTGAGCACCGGCGCCTCCACCGCGACGCTAACCATGGCCAACTACACCTGGTCGGCCGCGGGCGGCGCGACCAACAACACGCTCGGCAAGCTGATCACCGCCTACCGGCCGACCGCGAGCAGCACCGACTCGCAGTGCATCCCGCTGTCGTATCACGACTGCACGGCCACCACGACCGGGTCCGACCTGCTGGTGTCCATCGCCGGGACCGGTCTGGCGCTGGCCTCCTGAGATGCCCTATCCGCTTCAGCTCCTGGACGCCGAAACCGTCATTCCCCCCAACACGGGGCTGGCCACCTTCACCGTCGGGGAGAACTTCCAGCCCGGCGACATGCGCATCGTCGGCCTGTTCTGGGAGACGCAGTCCCGGTGGTCGGACGGCAGCAGTCCCGGCAACTATGGGGTGCTCACCACGCCGACCGGGTGGTTGCGGCGCACCAATGGCACGCTGTCCAACACCTCCCACGACAACACCCTGAACCTGGACTTCACCGTCACCTACGGAGTGCCCACCTACACGAGGGTGCTGCAGGCCGGTGACTCCGATTTCCCGCTGACCTGGTCCCAGGTGACCGGCGCCTATTACTGGGCGGTCACCCTCCGGAACCCGAACTTCAATCAGTCGTGGTCGGTCGGCACCAACGTGTCCTCCGCTATTCACAGCTTCAACAGCGACGGCAGCACCAGTTACGTCTCCACCATGAATCACCAGAGCCTGTCGGTGGTGGCCAACAGCGTGGCGCTGTTCTTCGACATCGACTCCATGACGGTGAACACCGGCCAAGCGTCGGTTGTGGTGCCGGCCGCCTCGGTGACCCTGCTCGACGCAGCTGGTGTCGGGGCCGGCGTCACCCTGCAGCTGAACACCATCGGATTCAACTCTTCCGGCTCCTCGGGTGCCCAGCAAACCCAGTTCGGCAACAGCGTGCTGTCCCCGCCCTACCCGCAGGCCGTGTGCTCGTTCTACACCACTACCACGGTCATCCTGACGCAGAACCCGGACGTCTCCGTCGCGCTCGGCACCGCCTCGCCCAACGAGGTCGACACGGCCGGCGCGACCACCGCGGCACTGCAGAACCTGGTGTCGTTCCAGATCGGCACGGCTGTCGCCGAGCGGGACACCGCTAACCAGATCGCCACCCCGCTGACCGGCTACCGGATCTCGCCGCCACTGGCGCTACCGCAGTACCCGATCACCAACTCGGTGATCCACTGGGATCAGTTCCTCTACGCCGCCGGCTCGACGATCTTGGTCGAGACCTCGGTGGACAACGGCGCGACCTGGCAGAAGGCCACCAACGATGCGCCGGTGCCACGGTTGATCTACGGCTACAACAGCGCCACCACCGTGATCAGCCGGGTGACGCTGTACCGGGCCAACATCACCGACCCGACGCCGCGGGTGGCGAACCTCGAGATTCGGGTGGCCACCGACTCCAGTCAGAACGAGCTGGTCAGCCTCGGCGTCTTCTACATCACCTCGACCGACATCCAGCTCTCCGGCGGCTCCGGCACCGGCTCCGGCGGCTCCGGCGGTGGCGGGTCGGGCGTCACCGGCTCCGGCGGCGGGTCCACCGGCGGTGGGTTGACCATCCAGATCTCCGGGGTGGACCAGTCCCGGCAGGTCTCCCGCAACACCTGGCAGGACGTCTACTACATCGCCGCGAACACCAACTACGCGACGGCGATCCAGTCCATCATCGACAACCGGCTGCCAGGGCTGACCTACAACTTCCAGTCCACCCCGATGAAGACGCCGAAGATCGTCCTCGGCACCCAGCTGGGCAACGACCCGTGGCAGGACGCCCAGGACATGGCGACCGCGATCGGCTTCCAGCTGTACTTCGACGCCGCCGGGGTGTGCACGCTGCGCGAGGTGCCGAACCCGGCGACCGGGCAGAGCGTGTGGACGTTCTCCGACTCGGCGAACCCGACGATCGCGCAGCTGGACCGGACGCTGACCGACCAGACCACCTACAACTACGTGATCGTCTACGGCGAGTCGGTGGACAACGCGGTGCCGGTGCAGGCCGTCGCGTTCGACAACGACCCGAACTCCCCGACGTACTACCTGGGGCCCTACGGGATCGTCTCGACCACCTTCCAGTCCCCGCAGATCATCACCACCGCGCAGGCCCAGCAGGCGGCCAACGCGCTGCTGTTGGCCGTCAAGGGCGCTTCGGAGAACGTGGCGCTGACGGTGGTGCCCAACCCGGCCCTGGAGCCGGGCGACGTGGTGACGGTGAACGTGTCCGACGCGCAGATCTCCGGCACCTTCCTGATCAACGACATCCAGACTCCGCTGAGCGCGGCGCAGGGTCAGACCCTGACCGTGTACCGCCAGTCCTCCTAGGAGCTCCCCATGGCCGATTCGGACATCTACGGCGCGGTCTCCCGGGCCTCGCGGATGCTGGCGCGGAAGTCCCGTTCCCAGGTGCGCGTGCCGCCGCCGCCGCAGACGTTCTGGCACCAGGTCACCGTGCAGTCGGTGAACGTCCCCAACAAGACCGCGTCGGTGCTGAAGGCGAACTCGGCGGTGCCGTTCGACACCGCGTACGCGCCGCACTACGTGCCGGTCGCCAACGACTCCGCGTGGTTGGTGATGATCGGCACCACGCCGTTGCTCATGGCCAAGTGCCAGTAACGGAACCCATTCCCGCCCCAGCGGCCGACACCGGCGGCACATCCTCCACGACCGGGCTGGACCTGACCGCGCCGCTGGTGCAGTACGGCGCGGTGGGACTGCTCGCGCTGGCCGCCATGTTCTGGGCCTGGACGCTCTACAAGCAGGCCCTGGAGGGCCAGAAGCGGGAACGGGAGCGCGCCGACCGGCTCGAAGCCGAGGTCAAGAAGCTAAACGACGACATCCACGAGAAGTACATCCCCGTGCTGACCCGAGTCACCGACGCACTGCAGAACTTCCTGTGGCAGGGCGGACGGAAGGGTGACCCATGAGCCCACTGTGGCGTCGACCTCGAGACGTCGACAGGTTGCTGGCCGAGTCCCAGGAGCTGCGCGCGCAGCTGGTGGCCACGGTGGCGATGTTGGACCGCTTCGTCGAGGCCTTCAACGACGAGGTCGAGCACGAGCAAGAACCCGGGAGCGACAGTGACCAACAGTGAGGACCGCGAGCCGAGCTCCTCGCTGGGGGCGACCGGGCGAGCCCTGAGCGCCGCGGTGAACGGGCTGACCAAGGCCGTGGACAACCTGATCGAGCGGGCGACGAAGTCCGAGAAGCGGACCCGGGGTATCGCCGTGGCGGTCATCCTGGATCTGCTGTTCACCGCCGCGTTCGCGCTGCTGTACTACAACCAGCACCGCACTGAGGTGGAGCTGACCGACACCCGATCGCAGGTGCTGTGCCCGCTCTACAGCGTGTTCCTGGGCTCCTACAACCCGAACACCCGCGCGCCAGGGGTGGACCGGCAGACCTACGAGCAGATCTTCAGCCAGTTCCGGGACAGCTACAACCACCTGCAGTGCACCACCCCGCTGGTGCCCAAGCCGACCACCCCCGCGCCCACGCCCACACCGACGCCGCGCTGATGGGTGACCACCGGAGCGAGCCGGCGGTCACCCGGAGACGGTGGTGGCGCCGCCCCCCGAACCTGGGCGCCTTCTTAGTGGCGGCGGCGTTGGCGGTCGGCGGCATCGGCTGGATCGCGTTCAACGAGTCGCACCGCCAGGTGGTGGCGGTGCAAGGCGCGGCCACCCAGGCCGGCACCGAGGCGGATCGCACTCTCGAGTTGTGCGCCGGGCACGACGAAGTGGCCGCGAAACTTCTGGCGAACGGGTCCTGCGATCTGGCGCAGAGCGTGAAGCAGAACCCGATCACGGCGCCGGTCGGGCTGACCCGCGAGCAGGTCCAGGCGATGATCGACGCGGCACTGGCGCGCCGACAGCTGCAGGGCCCACCCGGACCTCCCGGGCCCGCTGGCCCGCCCGGCCCGATCGGGGGCGCCGGGCCGCCCGGTCGGGAAGGGCAGGTCGGCCTACCCGGACGTGCCGGCGAGATCGGCCTACCGGGGCGGCAGGGTGCGGCGGGTGACTACCGGGGCCGGGGCTACCCGTACTCCGGACGGGGGAATCCGGGCACGGGTGGGCGACCCAACCCGTATCCCGGCGGCGGGAGTGGCGGTTATCCCGGTCAAGGCGGCCAGCCGCCGCCCACCACAACACCGCCCACCACGACACAACCACCGCCCACGCAGGAACAACCGCCGCCCACCGAGCAGCAGCAGCCGCCCACACAGCAGCAACAACCGCCGCAGCAGCCACCGGAGCAGATGCAGCAGCCCCAACCAATGCAGCAGCCCGACCGCGGCCTTGTGGGCGATCTCACCCATGATCTTCTCGGCAGTTAGACGCAACCGAATGCGTGCTCGAACGTCCACAAGGAGCACGACGAATGTCCAAACCGGACACAACCGGAAGGTTCGATCATGCTTCGTAAGACTCTGACCGTGCTGGCCGCCTCGGCCGTTATCGCGGGGGGGACGGCGGGCGTGGCTTACGCGGACACGCCCGTGAAGTCCTCCACCAGCTGTGTGGTCTCCACCGGCGGGGTGCTCGGCACCATCACCGGCGTGCTGGGCGGCGGCGGCTCGTGTCTGCTCCCCGGCGGTACCGACACCGATGGCGACAACGACCATCACCGTGGCGGCCACTTCCCCGGCGGCGGCTTCTACGGCGGCGGCCTCTACGGCTCCTACTGGCAGCGCGGCGGGGTCATCCTGCCCTACAGCCAGGTGGCCAGCTCCTGTGGCTGCTCCAGCCCGGCAAGCTACGGATACACCCTGGTCGAGCAGCCGCAGCAGGTGCAGGTGGTCCCGGTGGGTGTCGCGGCCGGTGACGGCTCTTGCGCGCTGAACCAGGTCAACTGGGGCGACCCCCGGTTCCGTGGCGGCGTGCGGTACTTCCGCCGCTGACGGCTGATGCCGCCCATCGCAGTCAGGTGCGTGGACGGCGGTGTGACCGTGGAGGTCGGCGCGGATGGGCTCACCCGGCTCATCGTGTTCGGCCTCCACGGGTCGGTAAGCGAAGTTTCGTGCTCTCCCGAACAGGTGCAGGAGCTGCTGTGCGCGCTGATCGCTACCCGTCGGGACGCTTCCCCTGGTGGCTGGTCGCGGTCTGCGCCCTCATCCTCGGCACCGGCTACGCCGTCGGGCACCACGCCGGGCCGCCGCCAGCCCCGGCCTACTCCGCCCCCGAGCTTTACTCCCCCGGAGTCGTCGGACCACTGGCACCTCCGCCCAACCCACCACACCGGGCTGAGCAGCCCGTGGGGCCAGTACTGACCTCGGTCCCGGCGCATGTACCGGCGGTCGACTCCAGCCCCCTGGCGACCGTCTCAGCCCCGGCTCCGGCGTATCCGAGCGTGACCGGGCTGACCATTCCCGCGCTGGGCATCAACACCGGCCTGGTGATCAAGGTGGGGGTGCAGCCGGACGGCTCGATGGAAACCCCGCCCCTCTCCCGGGTCCAGGAGCTGGGCTGGTACTGCCCGAACCTGCACACCGACGCGCCCGGTTGCGGCGCCCCGGTGCCCGGCGACCCGGGCCCGGCGACCCTGGTCGCGCACGTGGACGGCCAAGGCAAGCTGGGCCTGTTCGCCAAGCTGTTCCAGCTCAAGACCGGCGATCAGGTCACCGTGCACCGTTCCGATCACCAGGTGGCCATCTTCACCGTCACCGACCTGGCCATGGCCGACAAGGCCAGCTTCCCCGGCCAGCAGATCTTCGGCGACACCGCCGACCCCGAACTCCGGTTGATCACCTGCGGTGGCCCGTTCGACCCGGCCGCGCGCAGCTACACCCAGAACGTGGTGGTCTCCGCCCGACTCACCTCATTGCGTGCCGCCGGCTAGTCGTGACGCCGGGCGAACGGACCTGGTCGGGCGCCCTGCGGTTCTTATGCCTGGACATCGGGCGCGCCCTCTACCTGCAAGAAGTGCACGCCGACGACGGCTCCGGGCACTGCCGCGGCTGCCACTCGCAGACAACGTGGAGCTGTCATCCGTGCGCCGCACGCCAGCTGGCCGACGAGGCGGTGGCGCGCCTCATTCCCCTGCAGAGAGGTAGCGATGACCGCACGTAAGCCCCCCGAGGAGCCGGTGGTTGCACCGCCCACCCACCCGCTACCAACTCAGCCGGAGGCCGCCAACCCGGGCTGGTTCCCGGTGACCAGCGACGAGTTCGAACGCCGCATGGCCGGGGTCGATCAGGCCCTCCACATCATCGGCCGCCACATCCGGGCGGTCGAGCAGATCGTTACCCAGTTAGGAGAGACCATCGTGTCTTCCGCACAGGACGTCATCAACGCTGTCGCCGCCGAGCTCCAGCAGGAGGACTCGGACCTGAACGCCGCGGTCGCCGCCATCCAGGCGTGGATTGCCGCGCAGCCGGCCAGCGTGGATGTCAGCGCCCTGCAGCCGATCGCGGACCAGCTCAAGGCCACGGTGGCCGCGACCGCCGCGCTGGTACCGCCCGTTACGCCCCCGGCCGGGGGCTGATCAACCCCTCGCACAAGACCCGGTCGGTGGCGCGTTCCTCGCCTGTGCGCGCCACCGACCGGCCCTTAGCCCAGGAAAGGCGAGTTCATGGGCAGATGGGATTGGACCGGCGAGCGCTGGGAGCACAGCGACGCACCCGATGATCCGGTGACCGACAAGCTGCCGACGTTCCCGAAGATCACCACCGTGGAGCAGGCCCAGGCGGTCGCCGACGCGCTGCTGGAGAAGGTGCGCGGCGCCGCCTCGGAGGTGACGCTGACCCGCTCGGTGATCGACATTCTTACCACCAACGGCGTTATCCGGGCACCGGAGGTGGTGGAGCTGGCCGGCGCCGCTGGGCTCGACCTGGCGGCGGCGGCCACGCTCCTGGAGAAGGAATCCGGCGGTGGCCTGAACCTGTGGGGCCATGATCCGGTGAACACCGGCGGCATCTACACCAAGGGCGGCCAGGTCACCCAGGGCGCCTACATGGCCTACAAGACGCAGCGCTCCCGACTGGGCTGCCAGGGGGTCGGACCGTGCCAGCTGACCTACGGGCCGCTGCAGGACCAGGCCGACGCGGCCGGTGGCTGTTGGGACTGGCGCACCAACGTCAAGATCGGGTTCCGGCTGCTGGCCAACTACGCCAACGGCGCGGATCTGCGGACCGCGTTCCGCCGCTACAACGGCAGCGGGCCGGCCGCCGAGAACTACGCCAACGACGCGATGGGCCGCTACACCGCGTGGCGGGCCCGGCTCAACGGAGCGGAGACAGAAGACATGGCCTCGGTTCCGCAGGACCAGTGGAACGCGGTCTACCAGCAGCTGTGCGGGGTATTCGCCGCATGGGGTGGCGGGCTGACCGACGACAAGGGCACACCGTATGACCTGCTGCAATTTATGCTGCGGGCGAACGTGCAGCTGCATCAGCTCACCCTGCAACTCGATGCGCTGGAAAACCGGCTGAATTCGCTGCCGCTCGGCGCGCCCACTGGTAATGCGCTCACCAGCGAGGACGATGTGAATCGCATCGTGGCCGGGGTATTGGACAAGCTCAGTAGCAGCATGAAGGGAAAGTGATGCGCGCACTGCTGGTGGCGCTGTCGCTGACCCTGCTGGCCGCGTGTGCCCCGCTGTACGTTTCCCCGGCGCCCGCTCCCTCACCGGCGCCCGCTCCCTCACCCGCCGCGACCAACGCCGGGATGACGCCCCCGGCGGACCTGGCCGCGCCCCCGGTGCAGATCCTGCCGGCCAGCTCGCACGTGTCCGGCCTGCCGTACTCGGCGCACTGCGTGGCCCCGGTGGTGGCCGGTGGCACCCTGCCGGACCACACCTGCACCCCGGGCGCCGCGTCGTCGGCCGTCACCCAGGCCAACATCCACACCACCATCTGCGTGTCCGGCTATACCGCGAAGATCCGCCCGTCGGCGTCCGAGACCGGCGCGGTGAAGAAGGCCGCGATGAAGGCGTACGGCGAGGCCTCCTCGGCCAGCACCGACACCGAGCTCGACCACTTGGTGCCACTGGAGCTCGGTGGCTCCAACGACGTGTCCAACCTCTGGCCGGAGCCCTCGGACGAGCCCGGCCAGGGCTTCCGCAACACCAAGGACACCGTGGAGAACGACCTGCGTTCGGCGCTGTGCCACGCCGGTTCCACGCTGCGCCTGACCGATCTGCAGTCCTGGATTGCCGCCGACTGGACGACCGCCGAGCACAAGGCCGGCCTCAACTAGTCGATCACTGTAACTTTTCGCCGAATTTTATAACGGCGGAAGTTAATAACCCCCGTTGAGAGGGGCATTTCCCCGTGTTCTCTGCCGCCTTCTGGGCGCAGGCCATCGAGCGCGCGCTGAAGACCGCCGCGCAGGCCCTGCTGATCGTCTGGGGCGCCTCCCAGGTCAACGTGCTGTCCGTGGCCAGCTGGACCACCGCGCTGTCGGTGGTCCTCTCGGCCGGTGTGGTGTCGCTGGTGACATCGCTGGGCAGCCTGCCGTTCGGGCCCACCGCGTCGCCGTCTCTGGTCGAGCCGCTGCCGCCGCTGCCCGTTCCTCCTGTCCCGGCCGCGCCGGTCGCGGCGCCGCCGAAGACCCGGTCCACGCCGGCCCGCGGTGTCCACGAGAAGGAGTGATCCCGTGATCGTCCTTGGTGTGATCTTGCTGCTGCTCGGCTGGCTGCTCGGCATCGGGCTGCTCTACACGCTGGGCATCATCGTGTTGGTCGTCGGCCTGGTGCTGCTGCTGCTCGGCTCGATGGGTCACGGCCCGGCGGGACCGTGGAACGGCCGGTGGTACTGATGCTGCTCGCCGCCTCCGAGATCCTGCCGGCCTGGACCGGCATCGCGGCGGCCCTGATCGGGTTCATCTGCTCGATCATCGGCCTGATCTTCTACCTGATCCCGCAGACCTCGCCACGCTGGGGCATCTGGATCATCGTGGCGTGCCTGCTGTACGGCTTCGCCCTGCTGTTCGGCAACGTCGGGATCGTCTTCTCGCACGCCGGATTCACTGGCTGATGGCGGCGCTGGAATACGACCTGGTGATCAACCAGGGGGAGACCTGGTCCGTCGCCTTCCCGGTGATGGACGGCGCCGGGGCGCCGCTGGTGGTGGACGGCTGGCACGCCCGCGCGCAGGTCCGCCCGACCATCAGCTCAGCGGCGGTATTCGAGTGGAACAACACCACCCTGGACAACGCCGTCGTCTCCGGCACCAGCGTGCAGCTCAAGCTCGACCCGCGCGACACCGCCTTCTGGGCGTTCGCCACCGCGCTGTACGACCTGGAGCTGACCGACCCGCAAGGCGGCATCACGCGTATCGCCGAGGGCAAGGTCATCCTCAAGGCGGAAGTCACTCGCTAGTCGCTCCCTAAGTCAGGGCCCCGTTCACGCGGGGCCTTTTTTGATGTCAAGAGAAGGGGTCCCCGTGGCCGCCAATCCGATTCGCACCTGCCTGGCGTGCGGGCAGACCGACGATCACCCGCGCCACGTGATCGCCCTGCCCGATGGCAACGACGTCAATTACCACATGGACTGCCACAAGATCGTCACGAACTGCGAGCACTGCACGCCGGTCGTGGACAGTTCCGACGGCGCCAAGGGCGACGACCTGCGCGCCCACATCATCAGCATCAACGCCGAGGGAGCCGAGTAGATGGCCGCCAATGTCATTCAGGCCGAGGCGAACAAGCTTCTCGATGCCAGTCTCGCTGGGACCGCCTACACGACACACCCGACGCCGATCAACCTGCGGCTGATGACCGCCAACGGATCGAGCACGTCGGCCGGCACTGAGGTGACCAACGCTGGCGGCTCGACCTACGCGGCGCAGGCCACGGCGTGGGCCGCGGCGTCGGCTGGCTCGAAGGCCACCAACGCGGCGATCACGTTCACCAACATGCCCGGAACTGGCGGCGTGACCGTCAACGGTATCGAGCTGTGGGATTCCACCGGTACCCCGCTGCGGGTCTGGTGGGGAGCGCTGACCACCCCCAAGACCACCGGCCTGGGCGACACGCTGACCTTCCCGTCCGGCTCGATCGTCGCCACTCTGACGTAGTTGCTCAGTGGCTGACACGATCAGCGCGAGCGGCTCGTTCGTCAGCGCGACCGGAACGAGCCTGGTCACCTTGTCGGTCAATCCGACCGCCGTGGGCGACGCGTTCATGTTCACCACGTCCTACATCGCCTCCGCCACCCTGAGCTCGGTGTCGGGCGGCGGGTGCACCACCTGGACGAAGCTCGTGGGGGCATTCACCGCCTACTCGGGGTCCGCCAAGCTGGATCTATGGATGGGCGTCGTCACCGCCACCGGGTCGTCCACCATCACCATCTCCGGTACGGGCCTGACCAACACGCAGCGCCTCTGTGCGCAGCAGTTCACCTCGGGCGGCGGCTCGGGCACCACGTGGGCGCAGGACGGATCCGGCGGCACGAAAACGAATGCGTCGAGTGCCACCATCACATTCCCCACGATGACTCCGGGGGGCAGTAACCGGCTGTTTATGGGTTACGGCTTGGTGGCCAACTCGGCGAGCGCCGGCAGCCAGACCGCCGGCTACACGCTGGACTTGGATCCGGGCAGCAACCCGTTCATGTTCAATCCGAGCGTCTCCACGGCTCAAACACCGACCTGCACGCAAACGGCGGGCCTATCAGGAACGATCGCCGCTTTGGTAACGGCGACGAATCCGGTCACTTTTCGCCCGCAGATCTTAATGCCGTATCGCGCGGCTGTTCAGCGCGCCGCCACCTTCTAAGGAGCCTCTGTGGCTGATCAGTATTTCGCCGCGTCCGAGGCGATCAACCTGGGGGCGGCGACCGCGCTCGTCACGCTGGACGTCGCGTCCGCCGCCGCTGCCCGGCGCATGAATCTCAACGAGCTGGGCGTGACGTTCAATGGCACCGTGGCCACCGCTGTGCCGGTAATCGTGCGGCTGGTTCGCCTCACGGTCGCGCCGGTGGGTGGCGGCACGGTGACCCAGGCGGCGACACCGCTGGACTCGTCCTCTCCGGCGTCGTCCTACACCGCGTACCAGCCCACCACCGCAACGCCCGGCGTTTACGGCACCACGGCGCCAACGGTGGGTGTCACGCTGCGCACCTGGTACGTGCCGCCCACCAGCGGCATTGTGGTTCAGTTCCCGCTCGGACAGGAGCCGGATGGGCCGGCCACCACGGCGGCGGGCCTCGGCATCCAGTGCGTGGCCCCGGCCGCCGTAGCCTGCAGCAGCTACTTCGTCTGGACCGAGTAGCACCTGATGGCGCGTCTCGGTAGGGCATACCCGGCGCACGTCCGCTGGATCCGCCCCGCTGGCGCGCCCATCACCCAGGCCGGCGCCGTGTCGCTGGCTGCCGCGACCAACCTGTCCGACACCGGCACCTTCGTCACCGCGATCAGTGCCTCGTCGATGTCGGCGGCGTCCGGCCTCACCGACACCGCGACCTACGTCGGCATCGGCGCGGTCGCCATGTCGGCGGCGTCGGGGCTCACCAGTGCGGCCACCTACACGGCGCTGGCCAACGTCACACTGTCCAGCGGCACCACCCTGACCGCGGCGGACATCTACACCGGGGTCTCCGCCTCGGCCATGTCGGCCAGCTCGGGCCTGACGGCCGCCGCCGTCTACACCGGCGTGAGCGCGGTCAGCATGTCCGCCACGAGCTCGGTCACGGCTGCGGTGGTCTACACCGGGGTCAGCGCCTCGGCCATGAGCGCCGCGAGTTCGCTCACCGACACAGCCACCTACACCGGCGTGAGTGCGGTCGCGGTGTCGGCGGCCTCGAACCTGACCGCTGCCGCGGTGATGACCGACCTGGGCGCGGTCGCCCTGAGTGCGTCGTCCGGCCTGACGGCAGCTGCGGTCTACACCGGCGCGTCCACGGTGGCCATGTCGGCGGCCAGCGCGCTGACTCCGGTGCCGCTGTACGACGCTCACGGGGCCGTGGCGCTCTCGGCGGTGTCCGGGCTGACGTCGGCCGCGGTGATGACGGATGTGGCCGCCAGCGCGCTCTCAGCGGCTTCTGGGCTGACTGCAGCCGCCGTGATGACCGACGTTGGCGCCGTAGCGATGGCCGCCAGCTCCGGGCTGTCGTCGACCGCGACCTACGTCGGGGTCTCGGCGTGCGCCATGGATGCCGCCAGCGGTCTGTCCACGGCGGGCATCTACGTGGGCGTGGCCGCTGCCAGCATGTCCGGCGCCTCGACCCTGACCAGCGCGGCCGTGTTCACCGGGTTTGTGGCCGTCGCCCTGGACGCGGCCTCGGGTCTGTCCGCCACCGCCCTCTACACGGCGCGGGCGGCGTGCGCGATGGATGCCGCCTCGGGCCTCGCCACGTCCGCGATTGACGTGGTGTCCGCCGCGTGCGCCGTGGATGCCAGCACCGGTCTCACCACCGGTGGGGTCTATGTCGCGGTGGCGTCGGTAGCGATGGCGTGCTCCACCGCCCTGCAAACGGACGCCATCGCTACCGACCTGGCCGCCGTGGGGATGGACGCATCCACGGCGCTGCTTACCTCGGCTCGCTACGAAGCCATCGCCGCCGTCGCCATGGGCGTTACCAGCGCCCTGACGGCGTCCGCGCTCGGTGTCGCCGAGGGCGCGGTGGCGCTGTCCGCCGACAGCGCACTGTCCGCCAGTGCCCTCTACATCGGGGTCGCGGCCTGCGCGATGGACGCCAGCTCGGCGCTGTCGCCGTCCGGGCAGCTGGAGCTGTTTGTGGCCGTGGCGATGTCGAGCTCGAGCTCGCTGTCCACCCAGGCCGTGTATGTGGGTGTCGCGGCGTGTCAGATGAGTGGCGCCACTACTTTGACGGCCGGTCCGACTATGGTCGCGCTGGGGCTGGTGGCGCTCGGTGCAGATAGCGGCCTGAGCGCCACCGCCATGGGCATCTATCTGGCCGCCGTGGCCATGGCCGCCGACGCCTCGCTTCTGACCGACACCCAGAACCTGGTGCTGGCCGACGTCACCATGTCGGCCAGCACGGGGCTCACCAGTGCCGTCCGCTACACCGGTGTCGCCGCGGTCGGCATGGATGCCGTCTCCGGGCTGGTCCCGGCCGGCACCGCTACCCTGTTCGTGGCGGTCACCCTCGCGGCCCAGACGTCCCTATTGGCAACCGGGACGTACGTGGGGGTGGCCGCCGCCGCCATGTCCGCGAGCTCGACACTGACCAGCTCGGCGCTCTACATCGGGGTTGCTTCGGCGGCACTGAGCGCGACGTCGAGCATGGTCGCCGACGTGCTCCCGCAGCGGTTCGGCGCGGTGGCCATCAGTGCCGCGTCGGCGTTGACGGCGACGGGGGTCTACGACGCGCACGGGCTGGTGAACCTCACCGCGTTGACCGGGCTGGCCGCCGTGGCCCTCTACGTCGCCCAGCCGACGGTGGCCGTTACCGCGCAGACCGGCCTGACCTCGGCCGCCCAGAGCACCCAGTTCCCGGCGGTGGCCCTGTCCGCGCTGTCCAACGTGATTGCCATCGCGCACACCGGTCAATTCGGCGCGGTTGCCATGGCCGAGCAGAGCGGGCTGGCCGCCGGTGGCGTGTACGTCGGGGTCAGCCTGGTGGGCATGTCTGGGCTGTCCGGGCTGACCGTCACCCCGCACGTCGTCGTGCTGCCCAGTGTCGGCATGGCCGCGGTCGGGCTGCTGATCTCGGACGCGGAATTCCACCTCGGCGCGTTCGTGCACATGGACGCCCAGGGCGCGCTGCAGGTCATCGCGGTCTACACCAAGCCGATCACTTCCGGCCCGCCGCGGTACATCTTCGGCGCCTACGCCGGCATCCCCGGGTTGCTGTCGAAACCGCGAGCCGGCACCCCCCTAGTCTTCCTCGGCGTGCGCAGCGGAACCCCCACCGTCACCCGGCGACCCGGTGTCGGTGCACCGGATGTCGACACCGAGGCCCAGTCCGGACCGCCGGTGACCACGATCGGATGAGCAGCCCGGAGCAGACCGCCAACTACCTGCGGTGCCGGTTCACGCCGTTCGGCTGCCACTGGCTGACCCGGTGGGAGCCCGGCGAGGAAGAGCAAGCCCGGGGCGAGCGGGCGGTACACCAGCAGGTTTGCCTGTTCCGGTTCCATGAGCGCCACGAGGAGTGACCATGACCTACATTCCGACCGCCAACCTGAGCCCGCTCTACAACTTCGTGCAGTTCTCCGGCACCGTGTCCGCGTTCGGCACCGCGCTGGGCACCGCGTTCCCCGGCTTCACCATCCAGACCGTCGCCGACGCCACCTCCGGGCAGACCTCCAACGCGGTGGTCATCATCAACGACTCGATCGTGCTGTCGGTGGCCCCGAACAACTACCTGGGCTACAACCTGGGCCTGTGGCAGCAGTACCCGGCGGCGAAGATGGCCGGCGGCGCGAACTCCCTGTTCACCGTGTACCCGTAAGGAGTCGCGCCATGACTATTGGGACGTTCCTGCCCACCGACACGGTGGGCTCCTACGCCACCTTCGTGAAGTTCTCCGGCACGGTGTCCACCCTGGCCACCGAGCTGGCGACCGCGGCGCCGGGCAAGGTGCTGCAGGTGGTGGCCGACAGCAACGTGTCCGGCCAGGCCTTGGTCATCGTGTCCGAGTCGACGATCATCCCGGTGCAGCCGAATCAGTGGGTGGGGTTTGTGGACAACTCCTGGCAGGTATATCCGGACGCGGAGATGGCCGGCACCTTCAACACCCTGTGGGCGCCGTTCACCCCAGCCTGAGACCTGCTCCCCAGGTCGCTCCCCGCGTTCGCCGGTTTGAGGGCCCGGCGAACAACAGCCCCGCCCCGCTCTCCCTTCGGGTTGAGAGCGGGGCGGGGCTGCTTTCTGTGCTGGTGAGACCATTCGCCTAGGTACGACCTACCCGGTGACCAAGCCGGGCGGTACCGCAAGTGCGGCCGGAGCAGGATCTCCAGTGAGCTACGTGTCCGGCATCTGTCCGTGCCCCTCGGGGGTCAGCCCTACTCACACGGAATTCTTGTGCACCCCGTCGGCGCCGTCGGGGATCTTGGTCGGCGTCCGGGCCCACTCGCGGGCCGCCTCGTAGGCGGCTTCGCTCGCCTCGTGGTTACGTCCGTCGTCGCAGGTGTAGCCGTCCAGCCCTTCGCCGGTCTCCCAGTCCCCATCCAGTCCCGGGCCTACCTGGCGCCCGCACTTGAGGCAGGGCCACGTCGGCCAGCTCATGACGTGCTCACCTCCCACGGCCACCGGCCGTTGGTGCCGACCGACTCCAGCATCGGGATCATCTTGAACCCCTGATCCGTCAGGCCGCCGAAGGTGTGCCGATTGGACGAACCCGACGCGGCGTGGCCACGCTCGTAGCCGGCCAGGTTCCAGGTGTAGATGGGCGTGGCCGGGATCTGCGCGCCCACCTCACCCTGTCCACCCCAGGCCTGCTCGTCGGTCAGGATGACCACCCGGTCGTGCCCGCTGAAGTGCGCGCGCAGCGCGAGCTCGGTCTGCGTGCCACCGCCCAGGAAGAACCCGTCCCGGTCCCAGCGCGCCACCATCGCCAGCAGCGACTCACCGGCCCGCAGCGGGTACACCTTGGATGCGCCGCCCACCGGGTCGCTGTAGTAGTGCTGGCTGGAGGAGAACGACACCAGGTCCACGCGGTGGCAGCGGGTGGCCAGGGCGCAGCCGAACAGCGCCGCCGCGTCCCAGCGCATCAGGCCCGAGCGGTCCGACATCGGCGAGTGCATCGAGCTCGAGGTGTCCACCAGGATCAGGGTGCGGCCGGTGACCGTCGGGATGTTGCGCAAAGCCAGGTTCACCGCCTGATCCAGCGGCCACTTCCACCGGTCCGACGGCGCGTTGCGGTAGGCGGACAGGAACCGCATCGGCAGCTGCCGGGACCGCGCCACCTCCTCCGGGCTGGACAGCTTCGCCGCCACCTTCTGCGCCACCTGATCGGACACCCCGGCCTGATCGAAATTCCTCAAGTTCCTGAGCAAGGCCATGTAGCCCATGTTCGGGATGATCGCCTCCCAGGCCTGGCGGTCCATCGGGCCCTGTAGCCAGCCCGCCAGCGCCTCCCAGGTCATCCCGGCGTCCTTCAGGCGCACCGGGTCCAGGGCGGCCCGGCGCTCGTTCACCGGCAGCGCCATCAGGGCCTTGCGCCGGGTCAGGGTCTGCAGGCCCTCCGGGATCTGGGCGTCCGGCTCGTACTTGGCCTTGATGATGTGCCCGAACAGGTCGTTCTGCCAGCCGGCGCGGATGCGCTGATTCGACCGCTTGGCGTCGCCCGGGTGGGTCAGGTTCAGCAGCCGGTCGAAGGTGTAGCCGCCGGACTCGCCGTACTTGAGGTAGTTCATCTCCGAGCCCAGCCGGATCATGGCGTCGGCCACGCCGCGCTTGACCGGCCACGGGATGGACTTGCCGTACTGGGTGGTCCAGTAGGCGATCATCTCGCCCGGCTCGTCGGCCCGCAGGATCACCGAGTCGACCACCTTGCGCCCGGTCGGCGCGCCCAGCACGGCCGAGGTGCGGGCGATGGCCGTCTTCACGTACTCGGCCGCGCCCACGATGGCCGCGCTGCGCATGTTCGCCTCGGTGCGCAGCCAGCGCAGGAACGCGGCCACCCAGGCGGGGTCCTCGGCGGTCACCTGGCGGATCAGGTGGACGTAGCGCAGGTCGCCCTTCTTGGCGTCCTCGTAGAACGAACCCTCCCCGCTGAACCGCGAGACCGCGTAGAGGAAGAGCTCGGAGCGTCCATCCCGGGCGAAGCCGGGGCCACCCTCGAAGGTCGTGCCGGAGGGGGTGCGCTCGGAGGCGACAGGGGAGTAGACCTGCGGCTTGGCGCTGGTCGTGTTAAAGCGGGCCATGGCAATGGCCTCCTTTGTATAGGTTCCGCGATAGAAGTGATTGCCACGGTCTTGCCGTATCGAAACGGCGGCCCCGGATTAGGGGGCTTCATCCACGAAGTAACCGTAGCGTGGGCGTCGGTACCAGATATTCAGTTAGAGGTTCCGCGATCAGGCAGGCGACGGTTAGCCGGCATGCCAAGTCGCCGGCAAATGGGCCCGTGAGGTGACCCATCCAGGATTCGAACCAGGAAGTAACCGCTTCCAGGGCGTCGGAACCAAATATTGAGTTAGAAGATCCGCGATTAAAGGCGACCACAGTTCTTACGCCTGTTGCTCTACCAACTGAGCTACCCTCCCACGAGTGGAAGGGCCTGGACTCGAACCAGGGACCCACAGTTTCCATTGAAGTATCTGTAATCTGGGCGTCGGATCTCGCTATCGAATTATGAGGAGGGCCGCGATTAAAATTACCGGCGACGGTGGCACTTTTGAAAGAAGTAACCGTCTGTGGCGGGGCGTCGGCCCTCAATGCATATGGAGTTGTGGAGGGTTCCGCGATCGGTAGTGCTGCCGGTCCAGGGGGTACTTTTAGCGGAAGTAACCTGAGTTGGCCTAGGGCGTCGGAACCCTGTTGAGTTGTAGGGAGGTCCGCGATACTAGTTGACCTATGTCCGGCGTAGTTTCACCAAAAGAAGTAGCCGGGGCGGTCGGGGCGTCGGACCTCTGTAGCGCGTGGAGAACCGTAGCAGGAGTCTTGTCAGTGGATCTAGCGGGTTATCGCCGCTTGGCTGGCTTCACGCGCCGCTTGACGATTGGTGCCTGCCAGGGCCAGGTCGGCGCCGTCCCCGGGGACCACCGGAAGGACCGGGAGTCGAGTGCCCAGAGTTCGTCGTCGGGATCCAGGCCGTTCTCCCAGGGCTCCTGGATGATCTCCCACAGCTCCCGGGCGTACTGCACGCCCTCCTCTCCTCGATCTTCTCGGACGTCAGGGTCGGTGTAGAGCGGCACACCGGGCACCCAGGGGCCCATCAGATCCTCCAGTAGGTGCCGGTGACCATTCCTCGGCCGTGCGTGGTGTGCGCCATCTGAGCGGCTGTCAGCATGGCCTCGACCAGGTCAGGGGCGTCGATGACGATGCGATGGTGTCGGTGCCGGACCTGGTCGGTGCCCGGTAGAAGCTCATCAGAGGTCGCCTCGGTCACCCCCTGCCGCAGCAGGTCGTGGGTCGACATCGTGATGTCGATCGAGAACACGGTCATCGGGCCACGCCTTCCGCAGCTTCGCAACCTCCCCGGCCGTCGCGGGGGTTGCCCAGTCCAGCCAGATCAGGATGGCCACCACGTTGGGCAGGGCGGGCGCGGAGGTGCCCTGTTCCATGCGGTGCAGCACCGAGGGGGCCAGGCCCATCTCGGTGGCCGCCGCGCGCATCGACAGCCGGCGCGCCCGGCGGCACTCCCGGACCAGGAACGTCAGGTTGCCCAGCACGTTGGCCATCTCGGCGTAGGTGGTGAGCTCGCAGTCGTCGAGGCCGCTCACCGCCGACCCCGGCACACTCGACACTCGCCGGTGTCCGGGTCGATGTTGTAGATGTCGGAGCAGTCGTGACGGTCGATCTCGACGTCGCCTTCCATGAAGTTCATCAGTGCAGTCCCCAGTGTCGTAGGTGCGCGTCCACCAGCCAGGTGTTGATCCGGCCCCAGTCCGGCTCCTTGGGTAGCGTGCTGTGCTCCATGGCCGCCTCCAGCTGCGGCTCCAGACGCAGCGCCTCCTCCAGGCACCACTCCTTGGTGCGCTGGCCGTTGCGCACCGCGCGGCAGATCTCCAGCACGTGTCCTTCCATCGGCAGGGTGATCTCCCCGGTGCGCAGCAACTCGAGACCCTGATACCCCAGCCGCAGCATGTGCATGGCGAACTTGACGTCGAACCCGTAGCGGGCCCGGATGTCGGCGCGGCCCTGGTTGCGGGTGCCGCCGGAGCGCAGCCCCATCAGGCCCTCCCGCTGGCTGTGCATGTAGCCCTTGAACCGCAGGCCGCACTGCTTGGACAGGAACATGTCCCGGTGGGCCCGCAGCTCCTCGCCGAGCTCCGTGCAGTAGCGCACCGCGCTGTTGGGCACGAACAGCGGCAGCAGCACGGTGGGGTTTCCCCTGGCGGCCAGGCCGGCGTACTTGCGCAGGCTGTAGACGATCAGGTCCAGGTCACCGGGCCCGGACACCACCGACTGGCCGCCGACCGGGCCGTGCGGCTCCACGGTGCGGTAGACGTAGTGCTCGAAGGAATCCAGGCCGAGCGTGGTGTGCGGCTGCTCGACGGCGATGCCCATCTCGTCGATGTCGTCTTGGCCGTCGATGGCGGTGCCGTGCACGGTGGACCCGACCAGCACCCGCAGGATCATCCCGGCCTTGGCGGTCCACTGCTCGATGTCGTTGGAGTACAGCGGCACCATCTCCCCGAGCGCCTCGGTGTGCACCTCGACCGGCACGGGGTTGGTCGCGCCGTAGTTCATGCCTCGGATCCCCTTCACGGCTTCCTCTCTCGGATCAGGGCGCGGTGGATGTGTCCCAGGTCTAGCCCGTAGCCGGTGGGCAGGCCGTGGAAAACCAGCTCGCCGGTGCGGGCATTGACCAGGCAGTAGGTGCCGTAGCCGAAGGCGTACCGGTCACGCAGCCGGGACTTCATCAGGCGCAAGCCCTGGCGGTCGGCCATCCGGCGCAGCCGGTTCTCGTAGGCCTTGAGCTGGCCCCCGGTCATCTGGTCGAGCTCCTGGTCGGTCGGGATCACGTCGGGATCGCGCATGCCCGAACCGTACCAGAAGCCATACCAGAATAGTACTACGCGCGCTGTCGGGTGATGCTGGTGGCCAACGCCGCGCCGATGAACACGATGCCCAGCGAGCCAACCAGCCACTCCGGCAGGTCCACCCCGTAGAGCTTCGACATCATCACCAGGCCCAGGAACAGGATCGCCCAGTGCGCGCCGTGCTCCAGGAACTCGTACTTGGCCAGGGTGCCGGTGCGGACCAAGTGCACGGTCATCGACCGCACCCACATCGCCCCGGCGCCCAGCCCGGCCATGATGACCAGGACCGAGGTGGTGATGGCGAACGCACCGATCACCCCATCGAAGGAGAAGCTGGCGTCCAGCACCTCCAGGCGGACGAACATGACGGCCGCGGCGGCCCCGATCAGCGTGGTCAGCTTGCCGCGCCCCGGCTTGCCCTCATCCTCCTCATCCTCGCCGTCGAACACGGCGCCGAACAGGTCCAGGCCGACGTGCAGCAGTACTCCGATGATCGCGGCGGCGAAGACCGCGGTCCGCTCGGCCGGGCCCACGGTGAAGAACGCGAGCACCGCGACGGTGAGCATCACGAAGATGGTGATGTTGTCGAACCGGCCCAGCGGGGCCAGCCGAGACTCCAGCCAGCCGATCCAGTGCACGTCCTTCTCCGTGTCGAGGAAGTAGCTGACCCCGATCATGAGCAGGAACGTGCCGCCGAACGCGTCGATCATCGGGCCGGCCTCGGCCAGGTGCTGCGCGTACACGGTCGGCTGGTGCACGGCCAGGCTGACAACCTCGGTGAAGCCCAGCCCGGCCGCCAGCTGCACGATGAAGATCGGCAGCGCGAACCGCACCACAAAGACCGCGATGACGATGCCCACCGTCATGAACGCCCGCTGCCAGCCCGGCGACAGGCGCTGGATCAGCTTCGAGTTCACGATGGCGTTGTCGAACGAGAACGTCACCTCGAGCGCGGTCAGGATCATGACGGTCAGCAGCGATACCCAGCCGCCGTAGAACCCCACGCTGGCCCAGGCCAGCAGGGTGACGCCAGCCGAGGGCCCGTAGATGGCCCACAGGTTCACCTGGTCCCGCGCCGACACCTCGGTCTCGGCGATCACGTCAGCACCCCGGCCTTCTGGGCGGCGGCGACCCAGAGGTCCCACTCGTCGGCCATGGCGTCGGCGAACTCCAGGTCGGACACGGACGAGGGGTCCGCGAACGACTTCGAGTTGACGTTGTCGAGCAGCCGCTGGTCCGGGCTCATGTTGTCGAGCTCGTCCAGGTAGGAGACGGAGCGGATGGCCAGGAACTTCAGGAACACCGGGTAGCCGGCCAGTTGGCACACGATCTTCGTCGTGTTGGCCTTGGAGTCCGGGTTCCCGTCGGTGACGACCACGCAGAAGATCGGCTCGTCGGTGGTCTCGGCCAGTCCCCGGACCGCGACCAGGGCGGACGCCAGGTCGGTGGTGCCCATCCTGCGCGGGTTCCAGAGCTGGTTGTCGACGACGCCGCGGTAGTTGTCGACGGTCACATCGACGGCGTCGTGCACGAACGAGTCGAACGCGATCACCGGGACGGTGCCGTCCACGTCGATCTGCAGGGCGAACCCGAGGACGCGTTCCACCAAGGTCTGCACCTTGCCGTTGGCGTAGTCGGCGTGCATCGAGCCGGAGTGATCCAGCACCAGCACGGCCTGCGCGCGGATCCCGGCCAGGCCCCGCTTGGACAGGGCAATGCCGGCCTTGTCGGCGCGCTTGGCCAGGTCGATGTGCCCGGCCTCCCTCACCTTGGACAGGTTGATCGCCGAGGAGCCGGTGGCGTCCTTGGTCAGGCGGATGGTCCGGGCCGGACCGGTTGGGTCCTCGGATTGGCGATTGAACAAACGCATGGTCGTGGTCTCTCTCTTAGCGGGGAAGGGGGCGGGTTGGGGGTCAGCCGATGTGGTAGGCGGTCACGAGCCCCTGCAGCTCGTCTTTGAACCCGTCGCCGATGGCCCGGAAGTTCCACGACGCACCGTGGCGGTAGAGCTTGCCGAACACCAGCGAGTTGACCCCCACGCTGGCGTCCTCGGTGAGGTCGAACCGGGCGAGCTCGGTGTTGCTGGACTCGTCGATGATCCGGACGAACGCGTTCTCCACCAGCCCGAAGTTCTGGCCGCCGCGGGCCTGCGCCTCGTGGATGGTCACCGCCACCACCAGCTCGGTGACCTCGGCCGGCACCCGGGCCAGGTCCACCACGATCTGCTCGTCGTCGCCGTCGCCACCACCGGTGAGGTTGTCGCCCTGGTGCACGATCACGTCGCCCGGGGCCGCCATGTGGTTGTAGAAGACGAACCACTCGGGACTGACGCACGCGCCGGAGGAGTTGAGTCCGATCACGGAGGCGTCCAGGTCGTAGGCCGGGCCGTCGGTGCGCCGCACGTCCCAACCCAGTCCGACGCGCACCTTGTTCAGGGTGCCGCCGGCTTCCTTGGTGAGGTCGACCTTGCCGCCCTTGGACAAGTTGATAGCCATGGGATTTCCTTTCGTTGGTTTACCGCTGATGACCACGCCTGAGGGGGCGGTGGCCAGGGTCATGCCGATCTCACTCAGCCACGGGTGTAGCGGGGTGTCGGCAAGCTTGGAGAGTTCGTGGGTGTCGCGGTAGCGCCCGGCTTCGGAGGTGCGGCAGATTCCAGCGGCCACCACAGAGATGCCGTTCCACTGGCCGATCTGCACCCACTCGGCCGGGTCGACGGCCATGATGACCGCGCCCCAGTGGTTGGCCAGGGCGGTGGGGACGTAGGCGTCGCGCCCGGCCATCTGGTCGGTGGAGCGCCCGCCGGCCACGCTGACGAACTGGCGCAGCAGGTACCAGCCCCGGTTGGTGATAGCGAGCGAGCGAGCGGAGAAGTCCCTGGCGGACAGGCCGAGGTCGGCCCGGTTGGCGGGTGTCCAGCGTGTGGCCATCACGGACCCGCCTTCCCCTCCAGCTCGTCGGCCTTGTCCCGCAGGTGGTCGGCGGCGTCGTCCAGTCCGTTGGCCTGCTGGTCGACCGCTTCCCGGGCCTCAATGTCCTGGTCGCCCTGCGGCAGCGGCTTGCGCTTCTCGGTGGCCCACTCCTCCAGCTCGTCGGCGGTGGTCCGCAGTAGGGCCACGTTGGACGCGCGGGCCACGATGGTGATCTCCTGCACCCGCCTGGCCGCTTCGCTGGCGTTCTTCAGGGCGAGCTCCCGGGCGCACTGCACGCAGATCGTCGGGCCGCCGCAGCGGTCCTTGCTGCCGTCCTCGCGGGGGTGAACCCAGCCGTGGCCGCCGGTCATCGCCGGCCACGCTCCAGCCCATCCGCCTCGATCTCCAGCATGGATGCCATCCAGCTCAGCCTCTCGGCCACGTAGTCCTCGGCCTGCGGCAAGTTCGCCGCCTCGCGGTAGCGCACAGCCATCTCACGCAGCTTCGAGACCTGGGCCGCCTTGGCGATGAACGGGGCGGCCCTCCGGGCGCCCTGCAGTCCGTCCAGGCCGCCGATCACCAGCGCGGCGGACTGGCCCTCGTAGGGAATGAGCTCGAGGCCGCCGGTCACAACTGGTCACCGATCGGCATATTCGGGCCCTGGTCGGGCTCGTCGGGCTGCGGCTCGTCGGTGTACAGCGGGGTTTCCCTGGGCGCCTGTGCGAGCCACTCCTGGTGGGCTTCCTCCTGGTCGTAGCGCGCCTGCACCCGGGCGCGCTCCTCCTCGGTCAGTCCGAGGTGGTCGGCGTGCTTCAGGATCGCCGCCCGGCGCTGCTGGGTGGCCGGCCCTTCCGGCGGACCGACTTCGGTCAGGAACTCGGCGAACTCTCGGATGCGCTCGGCGTCGTCTGGGGTGATCTTCTCCTCGGCCACCGCGTCCGAGAGCTGCCGGTCCAGGTCGCTCACTTGCCTGCCTTCCCGCTGGAGCTGAACGAGCCGCCAGAGCTGCGGGCACCCGAGCTGTAGGTACCGAGGGGGCGCGGCGTGCTGGTCGTCTTGGGCGCGCTGGGGGCCCCGAAACCGCCCCGCTTGATGGAGGGGCTCGCCGCCGGAGCCGCCGATGCGGGTGCCGCTGGCTTCGCGTTGCCCGCCGGGCTGGTTGCCGGGACCGCGGTGGTCGCGGCCCGGCCGATGCCGTTGTTCACCACCACGGTCTTGTTGTTGATGATGGTGGTCTGTCGCGGCGGCAGACCGCGCTGGATCTGCAGCGTGGAGTAGCCGTAGGGGCGGCCGACGCCGTAGTACACCGGCACCGGGTAGCCGACCATCGGGTAGTCGAACGCGCCGTTGTCCAGGGTCGAGTTGTAGACCCAGTGGAACGGGTAGCCGGGCACGTCGCCATCCCCGATCGGACACGAGGTGTCGTCCACTCGCAGGTGCGGTGCGGCGCTGGTGGTGCAGATCGCCGCCACCCCGTACTGCGGCGGCGGCGCTGCGACGTAGTGGTTGTGGTCGGCGCAGCCGGCGAGTCCGAGGATCAGCGCGGTGGCAATCAGCGGAGTGCGGAGCCTCATCGGAGTGCTCACCTTCTCGGAAGTGTTGTCGGCTGCCCTGGACGGGTCAGTCGTGGATCGAGTTCCAGACGTTCGCCCGCTCAGCGATCTCCCGATCGAACTGCTCGTCAGCCGAGTCCGGCCTAGCCTGCTGCTCGTAGCACTGGCCCACGGTGTAGCCGCCAATGTCGTTGCCAAGGCCGGCTTCGTCAGGGGTGTGGTCGGGGGTGCGGGAAGACATCTCTGATCTCCTTCTCGGTTGTTGTCATTTCCAGAGGTGCCAGGCCCAGCGGGCCAGTACGACCGTGCCGAACACCATCAGTCCGGCGGCGAACCAGGTGATCAAGCCGCCGAGCTCGATCGCCGCCCAGGTCAGCACCACCGTCATGACGGCGTACACCGCGACACCGACCCACAGCAGCCGCAGCAGGGTGCGCCACCACGGCTCCCGCTTGGTGCTCATGACGTCAGCCCGCACCTGCGGGCCTGCGCGGCGGTCAGTGTCGATACCACGTAGTCCCGGACCTGCCGGAATGTGGCGCTGAACTTGCCCTCGTCATCGGTGCCGACGCCGCGCAGCTCGATCTGCTTGGAGCCGTTCTGGGAGTGGGTGTAGGTCAGCACGGCGTTGCACTCGATCCACCGGTTGCCGTCTTCGTACTGGCCCAGCCACCACATGCCCGGCCGGACCTTCTCCATGCATCGGTCGGTGGCCAGGGACGCCGGGATCGGGACCATCTTCTTGGTGGCCATCAGTCCCACACCTGCCCTTCGATGTACTCGTCACCGCGCTGCCGCGCTGCCTGCAACCGGGCGTTGCCGTCGACCACCTTGCCGCCGCGCACCTGGATGGGGTCCTTCTCGTGGCCCTTGGCCGGCGCCCGCTTGTCCGGGGTGTGGTCGTGGCGGAGGCGGCCGACGCGCAGTCGCACCACCGGGGGCTCGTCGTCCGGCTCCTGCCGGTTGGGGTTGTTCGCCTCGCCCCAGTACATGCCGAGGAAGGCCATGTCAGTTGATGCCCTCGATCCACTCGCGCAGCTGCTCGGGGGTCTTCAGGTGCTGGTTCATGGCCAGCTGGAAGCCCAGCACGATCGCCGGGTGGTCGGCGGTGTCGGGGTGCTTTCTCAGGTCCGAACTGAGCGAGGCGAGTGCGCGAGTAGGGCCGGTGCCGGGGTCGCCGTACTCCAGCTCCTTGAGGGCGCGTTCCTTCACCCAGGCGACGTGTTCGGCGCGGTTCACCAGCCCCTCGATTCGAACTCGTCGACAACGGCGCTGGCCAGCCGTCGCGCGTCGGCGACACGGACCGCCTCGGCGCGCTCGGCGGTCTTCCGGTCCGCGGCGGCCTTGGCCTCGACCTTGGCTTGAGCCTCGGCCTGCTCGCGCTGCCGTTTGGCGGCCAGGTGCGCGACCATCTCCGGCTGTAGGGCAGTGTCGCTGGGCTTGCTTCGTGAGTACCCGAGCATGTTGATCTCTCCTAGTTGGGCGCGGGGTTGACGGTTGTGGCGGTCAGCGCCGAGGCGCGGTGGAGTTGATGACGCCGCCGAGGAGCTCGCCGGCCCGGTCCTTGACCGCCTCGGCGACCTGCTTGCGGGCCTCGACGATCGTCGCCTTCAGCTCCTGGGTCAGGGCGTCGTTGACCTCGGTCTTGAGGAGCTCGGAGATCCCCGGGACCTTGTTGCCGTAGCGGTCCGAGGTGGACCTGGCGGTGAGGAACTCAGTGGCCTGCTTGGCGATCATCTCGCGCAGCGTGGTCGGTTCACCGATGGATTCACCCCACGCGTTGGTCGTCCGGAGCCCGCCGGTCAGTGTCTCGGTGACGATGCCGGCGACCTGCTCGCGGATCTGCTCGGCCAGGGCCTCCTTGACGGCCGTCTTCACGTCCCGGCGCACCTCGTCGATCAGCCGGTGGGCCAGCACATCGACGACCTGCGAGCCGATGGTGACGGGCTCGTACTCCGGCGGGTCATCGAAGCCGCCGGTGCCGCTGTTGTGGTAGCCGACCACGGTGTCCCAGGAGACGGTCAGTAGCGGGGTGCCGGGGGGCGGAAGGTTGGGCATGTCGGTGCTCCAGTTCTAGATTGGCGAGCCGGCGCGGCGCCGGTTGCGTGTCCGGATATAGCTGCGCCGCCACTCGTACCAGAGGTTCAGCCACAGCCACCCCAGGATCGACAGCTCCTCGTACACCTCGTTCAGGTGCCCGTAGACCTCATCGGCGTCTTCGGTGGTGCCGAACTCTTCGGCCGCCTGGACGGCCAGCTGCAGCTCCGCCTCGCGGCGGCGCCAGTCGAACCAGAGGGCGCGGCGGGATGCTTTCGACATGGCGGTCAGTTCTCCTTGTCGATCAGTCGGCTGAGCGCCCACCAGAGCAGCCCGAATGTGACGGCGGTGCCGGCCGCGAACACGCCGATGATCGGCGCGGGCGAGGACGCGCTCTGCGGAACGAGCCCGCAGAGCAGTAGGACAACGACGTACACCCCGCGAGCGGCGACCATCAGGGCCCCGCAGAGGACGCTGGCCAGCACGAGCAGGCCGAGGACGGCGCGGATCTTGTCCAGCTCAGGCATGTCAGCCCTTCTCGAGGTCGGTGCGGTAGCCCCTGCCTTTGCGGCGGGCCCGGTAGCGGCGCACCAGCTCGGCCGGGTAGCCGTGCAGGGACCGGATGCCGGCGCGGGTCATCTCCTTGCGGGCCGCGGCCGGCGTGAGCGGGTGGGACTCGTTCAGCTCCCGGCCCACCCGCTCGGCGTCCCACAGCTCCTCGTCCATCAGGCCGAGTGGAAGTCGCGCATCAGGATTCCCTCGGACTGCTCAGGTAGCGCCTGTCCAACCAGGTGGCATCGAGTCTTTTTTACGTCGCGCCACGGCCACGGGCCCTCGTCGCCATGGCGGTAAGTGGCCAGGTGGCGTGCCGCGCCCTCGTCCTCGGCCGCGATCACGAAACCGGCCACCTCGTCGAAGTCGGCGCCCTCGCTGCCGTCCTCGTTGATCCGAGTGAGTACGTAGAGGTTCATGCCCTAACCATGCCGCATGAAGCGGCGTCGTGTCAAGTGACTGGACTACTCGTCCTTGTTGCAGTCGTCCGACATCGGCGGCACCAGCACCGACCAGCCGCACGGGTACGCGCCCAGGCGCATCCGACACACGTACTGGTCGTGCCCGCCGCACTCGCACGGCACCGGCACCGACGACACCACGTAGTGCCCGTGCTCGCACACCACCACCTGCTGACCCGAGCTCATGCCGCGGCCCTCCCCCTCCGTGGACGCCAACCGGACAGCAGCGCCCGGTAGTACTGGTCGCTCACCGCCTGGAAGTCGAAGCTTCCCCCGTTGCGTTTCACGGTGCGTCCGATGCCTCGCGCCAACTGGCAGGACCAGCAGCCCCGCTGCCCGCGTCGAATGGCGGAGGGGACGAGGTTGGGGCTCTCCAGTGGATGCTTGCGCGGGCAGCGCTTGCGCCGCGTCATCTGATGAGTCCCGTGGCGCACCGCGTCTCGGATGTTCTCCCCGCGAGTGCCCCACTTGAGATTCATCCGCCGGGGGTCAGTCCGATCGCCGTTGAGGTGACGCCCCTCCATCCCGGCCGGGGGGGCGCCCTCGAACGCCTCCAGCACCAGGACGTGCACCCGCCGCAGGACACTGGTCCCGTCTCGATACAGGGTGACCGCCGGGTACCCCTCGTTCAGGGTGGGCTTCATGTCGACACCAGGGAACCGGCGGGGAGTGGAGCGTCCGTGGATCATCTGAGTGACCACGCGCGGCAGCGAACGCATCCGACCCAGGTCGGACACCTCGTAGATCCCCTCGAACCCGACGACGGGCAGCCAGATTTCCATCACATCCTCCCGAGGCCGCGGCCCAGGACCACGGCCCAGAACCGCCGTCGCTGACCGGTTCCGGAGCAAATGAGGCACCGGTGCCAATTCCTGCCCTTGCCGGATTGGTCGCGTCGCTTCGGGTGCTCGTGACACCAGAAGCACCCCGTCCATGGCGACCACAGCGAAGTGCCGATCCACCAGAGCAGCGCGGCAGCGCCGAGCACGATCAGGGTCGTCACGCGCCGTCGTCCTCTTCGCTGACCGACACGCCGTCGTCGTCCTCGGCTGGCGGTGGCTTGCCGTACTTCAGGTCCATCGGGCTGCCCGGCCAGTACCGGGCCCGCTCCGCCGAGCACGGCGGCACCGGGTCCTTGCGGATGCACTCGTGCTGCAGCGACACCGAGTCCCAGATCCACGCCGCCAGGCCGCCGATAGCCGCGGTCACCACCGTCACGAACAGCGCGTAGACCAGGGCGTCGTCCAGCCACGGAATCCGGGAGGAGACCCCGGCCACGGTGCCCAGCAGGATCAGCCACAGCCAGATCTTCCACCGGGACTTCTTGTTGGCGAACGGCAGGTTGTCGCCCAGCGGATCGCTCACGGGTTCGCCTTCTTCTGGACTCGAGCCTGCTTCTTCATCACCGGCGAGTTGAGCTGCGTTTTGGTGACCTGAGCGCCGGCCGCGCGCTGCGGGCCGTGGTTCTTGCCACCGCAGCTGCAGTTGCAGGTGCTGGCCGGCCTGGTGGAGCGCTGACACCGGGCCGAGCACTTGGGCCGCTTGCGTGTGCCGGCCGGGCGCGCGGCTGATCTTGATTTGCCCTTTCCCCCGGGGGATGGCTTTCGGTCGGTCGACGCGCGCCGGTGTGTCACGGCCATCCGGTCGCCCGCCGCGAGGGTGGCGATCAGCCCGACCAGCGAGATCAGCGCCACCACGATGGTGGTCACGGACTGCACCGTGATGGCGATCAAACTGAACGCCGCGGTGAACACGGCGAAGCCGCCGGTCGCCTTGCTGACGTGTGGCATGCGCAGCTGGATGGTGTGGGTCTTGCCCTTCCGGTTGCGCTTCGCGGCGCGGCTGGACCAGGTGCTCATGACACCACCAGGTGGATCAGCAGCTGTGCCATGCCGGTGACGAAGCCCAGCGCGGTGACGAACCCGACGCCGAGCAGCGGGGTGACCGTGTGGGTCTCCTCTTCCTGGCCGGTTTCGAAGGTGACCGGGAGCTTGACCTTGCTCCAGCGCCGGTCTCCGCGTGCCCGCGGGAACCACAGTGGCACCCCGGAGTTGGTGCAGGCGTCACCGCCCACGTGTGCCATGGCACCCAGGAACACCGCGACCGGCCAGAGCCACAGCCAGCTTGGGTAGTCGGCCATCACCGTGTAGGCCAGATACACCCCGGCCAGCGCAAAGACCATGCCGGCGTTGCGCAGCAGCAGTGCCATCAGCTCGGTGACACTCTTCGGTGACACAGCTTTGATGACACCACCGAGCTCCCGCTGAGCCTTCCGGCCGAGCTGTCTGACCCAGCCGGTGAGCAGCCCGAGCAGCAGTGCCAGGTGCACCGCGCCGACGATCGGGTGGATCAGTTCGGCGACACCGCACTCGACACCGAAGAACAGACACCCTGGCACGGTGTGGGTGACCAGTCGGTGACCCCCTTCCCGATGCGATGGGTCTCCGTTCAGCCGGGTGGCGTGGTAGATGGCGACACTGATCTCATCGGTCACCTTGGCCAGGAACCGGGTCACGAACCCGAGGCTGTGCGCGATCTTGGAGCCGACGTGATCCAGGTCCGGGAGCAGCGCGGCGCCGCCGGTGACCGGAACAACCAGCAGCCGCACCGGTAACGGTGCGTAAGGGAACGCGGCGGCCAGGCCCACCCCGACGATCAGTCCGCACAGCGCGTGCGACCTACCCATCATCTGGCACGGCTCCTGTCGCGGCCCCGTCGCGCGCCGGACTGTGCCGGGGCGTGCCGGGGCCCGTGTCGGAGCCGGAACAGGGCTGCGCTTGTCGCGCCACGTCGCGTCACCCGTACCGCCCGAGCGCCGCGCGGACGTCGGCCAGCGCGTAGCCGCGCACCGATTCGGCGCCCGGGGTGGGTCGCCACCGTGCGTTAGGGCGCAGCTTCGACGGGGCCAGCGCCTCGGCCAGTTGCCGCCCGTCCAGCTGGTGTCCGTACTCGGTCAGCAGGGCCAGCAGCTCCTTGGTGGGCATCTGCTCCGGGTTGTCGGCCATGGCGAACGCCTGCTCGACATCGACCAGGATGGTCGGTACCTCGGTCGCCTCGATCACCCCGACGTCGGCCCGCTGGCCCATCTCCCGGTCCAGGCGCCGCACGTCGGCCTGGGTGAGCCGGAAGGCGCGGCGCATCTCCGGGGTGGAGCTGGCGGCGGACTGCACGAACGCCTTGCCGGCGTCGCGGACCTCCTCGCCTTGGGCCGGCTCCAGCAGGTCCGGGCGGTACCCGGCGTCGCGGGCGTCCTTACCGAACACCTGCAGCACGTCCATCCGGGAGCAGGCCATCATGATCTTCAGCATGATCTGGTTGCGGACGATGGAGGAGCCGAAGTCGTCGTTGCCGCCACCCTGGGAGGCGAAGCCCAGCACCACGGCGGCCTTCGCCCCGTAGCGCAGGATGTACTCCACCAGCGGCAGCAGCGCGGGGTTCTCGGTGACCCGGGCACCTTCGTCGATCAGGATGATCCGCTGCGGTTGCTCCGGGGTGGGCTGGAAGTTCTCCTCGAAGTCGTCCGGGGTGTCGTCGTCCTCGGCCAGTCGGGACAGCTCCGCCACCCGCGACTTGATCAGTGTGATGGCCTCGGTGAGGATCTCCCTGGCGCCCTTCTCGTCCACGGCGCGCTTGCGGAACGCCCGGCGGCACGCGGAGAAACACGGCCCGTTGGTCAGGTCGATGGAGTCCAGCTCGACCTCCCGGCACATCCGCAGCACCTTGATGATCTGCCAGAACAGCGAGCTCTTACCGGAGCGGGAAGCGCCCACGAGCAGGAAATGCGCGCGCAGGAACGACTCGACCCACTCCCCGCCGTTGGCGCAGCGACCCAGCCCGAGCAGGTCGTAGATCGACTGGGGCGGCAGCTCCGGGGAGGCCAACACCTCGGCCAGCGGATCGACCAGGGAGATCCACAACTCGCCGAGGGCGGCGTTGTCGACGTTGCGGACCTGACTGACCCCGTTGCGGCGCCATTGCAGCGACCGCTCGATCTGGCGCAGGTTGACGTCCTCGATCGGCGACCCGGCGTGGTACGGCACCCGCCACCCGTTCTTGATCGGGATGGGCATGCCGACGGTCGTGGTGGTCGGGTCGAAGCCGTCGATCTCCAGCACGCGTTGCAGCTCGGCGCGCAGCATGGACAGCGGCGCGTCGGCGGTCAGCGAGGTCGTTGGGAACACGATTACCGGATCACGATCGAGCCCCCTTCGCCCGACCGCGTCCAGCATCCCCACCACCGCGAACCCGGCCAGCAGCAGGATCAGTGGGTTGGCCAGGTAGGCCCACAGGCCCAGCCCGAACAGCGTCAGGCCGGCCAGCAGGGTCAGCCGCCTGCGGCCCTCCTTGCGCGACTCGTACTTCTCGATGCCCTTCTGGGTGGCGTCGGTGGCGTCCTTCAGGCCCTGCTTGTGCGACCGGGCCGAGCACCACTCCACCCACAGGGAGGTGACCCGGCCCAGGCCACGGAAGATCGGCCACAGCTCGCGCAGCGCCAGGTACGGCGTCTTGAGCACCAGCGCGGCCAGGTGTAGCGCGCCTCGGGTGCACCACCACTTGACGGTGCGGACCACCCGCTCCGGGGACGGCAGCGCGGACCGCTCGACCAGCCAGCCGGCGCCCGGCGGGTCCGGCTCATCCTCTGGCGGCTGGTAGGGGACGACGGCGGTCATCCGACGGCCCTCGCATCACGCAGCGCGCGGTTCGCGGTGGACCGCGAGCACTTGAAATGGGCCTGGATGGCCTTCGGAGTGGGCGGCGCCTTCAGGGTGGCCGCCCAGGCGATGATCTCGTCACGCTGACTGCGGTGCGACTCGATCTCGTTGGGAGCGGACGACTCGGGGCCGGGGGGGGTGTCCCGAGTCGTCCGCTGCTTGGGGGCGGCCTTCGCCGCTTTGACCACCTTGGCCTTCGGCTGGCGCGCGAGTACCGCCAACACGACCAGAAGCTCAGTGACCACCGGATAGGAGTAGGCCAGCCACTGGTTCTCGCCGTGTTCCATCAGCAGCGACGACGCGTGCACCAGCGTGGTGACGGCGGCCAGCGCGGCGATGGCGGACATGGCCACGTTGCGCACCGCGCCGGTGATCCTGGTGTGCGCCTGCACCTGCGGCCACATATGAATGGCGGCCGGCAGGGCGATGGAGGCCAGCGCACCGCCCAGGATCCGCACCGGGCCGCCCGGCCAGGTCCACAGCAGGTTGGCCGCGAGGGAGAACGAGAAGCCCACGGTGAGCACCACCAGTGGGGTGCCGGGGCTACGCATGGGCTACGCCAGCTCGAGATACATCCGCAGCCAGCGCCGGGCCGTCGAGTGCGGTACGTCGGTCAGGTCCGAGATCTTGCGCCAGGACAGGCCGCGTCGGCGCATCTCCTCGATCGCACTGCCGCGCCGCCGGAGCAGGTGCTCCTCGTCCGTGTACAGCCGCAGCAACTCGACGATTTCGCTCAGGGGTGCCTCCGACAACAGGGTCGCTGGCCCGCGGGGGTCGGCACGCATAGGCGGGGAGCCTAACGATCAGGGGGGAGGGGCCCGGCATGCGAGTAGTGTGCCATATATGCACACCCTGTGAATGGGCCCACCCTACGCGCCTGGCATGATGGCGCGACCGCCCCCCGTGGATTGCTTGCATTCCCCGCGAAAGTCTGCGAGTGTCTGTGCCATGCGAGATCGACAGATCATTGGGTTCCGGCTCCGGACCCTCCGAGAACGCGCCGGTCTGCGCCCCGCTGTGCTGGCCCAGATGGTCGGCTGCTCGGAGGGCCACCTGCGGAACATCGAGGGCGGCAGAGATCAGCCCGGCGGCATCCTGACCTGGGCACTGGCCAAGGCGCTGGACGTGGAGATCGACGCCTTCACCGAGCTCAACGAGCCGGTCCCCGACGTGGAATCGAGGACGGCGTAACCGAGCTCAACTGACCCCTGAACAGCGGAAAACCCCCGCATTGGCCTGGCAGCTGCACGGGGGTTCCATCCGGTTAACGACCGAACCTACAGGAAAGGTACGGGCCGCTAGGCCCAGGTTAGCGTGACCATTGACGACTCTCTACCGCTTGTCGCGGCAGACACCACCCCGGCGTTGCGGGCCACCCACAAGCGCCGCATCGGTCGCGGTGTCCTCAGGAGCCTCCTGCTGGTGTCGCTGCCGGCGCGTAGCCGGAAGACCTCGACCGGGCGGCACCGCCGGATCCGAGGCGAGCAGTGAGCGCCCGGGACGCGTCCGGCCGCTTCGCCGCGGTCCGACCGATTCGCCCCGCCCAGTGGATCGAGCCGGGCGCCGACCCCACCCTCACCCCCGAGCAATCCATCTGGGTGAAGTCGGCGATCGACCACATCGTGGCCGGCCTTGAGCCGTTGCCCGTACTAGACCCGGCCACCGGGCTGTGCGAGCTGCCGATCAGCGTGCCGTTCGAGGGCACCACGCTGGAGTTTCTCTGCGGCCGGCCGGTCGGTCACCGTGGCGAGGCGTGTGCCCCGTTGGACACGCAGGGCCGCAACGTGTTGGAGGAGCTGGAAGCCGCCGAGGTGCGCGAGCAGCCCTCCCCGAAGCACGGAGGTTCGTGAGATGGACAGCGCATACCACTTCGCGGCGGCCGAGTACGCCCTGGCCAGCCTGTCCACCGCCGACCCGATACCGGCGCCGGAGACCTGCGAGTTGTGGCTGCGCGCGGCGGCGGTGCACGCCCAGCTGGCCGCTGTCGCGCTGGAGGCGGAGAAGGCGCTGGGCGGGGTGATGCGGGAGTCGTGGATGTTCACCCTGCACGCGCGCCCGGGGGGCGCCGCCGAGACGAAGTGTGCGTGCACGGCATGACAACGGGGGCATGGAACGTGGTCGAGGTGTTGGTTCTGATCGGCATCGTGGCGGCGATGTGGTGTGCGCTGCTGCTGCCCGGTCGGTCCGAGCGCGACCCGAACAAGAGAGCGGGCAAGCGGTGAGCCGCCGAGGACGGATCGTGGTCGCCGCGGCCATCCTGGCGGCTGTCGCCCTGGGTGTCCAAGGCGGTCTGCTGGCCGGCGCTACGGCGGCCGAGCGGCGTCGCGCGCGCCGGAGCATGGGGGTGGCGTGATGGCCCTCCCGGAGCTGGTGTGCGCGGTGTGCAACAACGAGCCGGCGGTTGGCGTGGCGGCCATCCCCGGCATGCCGATGAGCGAGGCGTACGGGCGCAAATGCCTGGACGCCAACGCCCATCCCTGGTGGGCCCTGGCGCTGCAGACGGCGTGCCTCGGCGGCCTGGAGCACGCCGCGCCTTGGTGGCGGGAGATGGTCGAGGCCACCTGCGCGCACCTGGGCCGGACGCTGGAGGAGTTCAACGCCGAGGTGGCCCGCGACATCGCGCAGATGGAGGCCGACGGTGTCTGAGATCAAACCGGACACGCCGGTCGTATTCGAGGACCGCGACGGGTTCCCGCACTGGGGTGTCGCGCTGTCCAGTGTCATCGCGTCCGGCCCGTGGCCGATCGTGCTGGTGCGGGTGGGCAAGACGCAGGTACGGGTGCCGGCCCGCGATGTGGCGATCTGGCTGCCCGGGGTCGCCGTCCTGCAGGCGAGGGCGGCGACCTCATGAGCTGGAGCTGGCCGAAGTGCCCCACCTGCCGCCAAGACATGGGCATCGCCAAGATCGGCGCCCCGGTGCGCACCTATCACCTGTGCGGCACCTGCGACATCAAGATCCAGGTAGACCCGCCGGTGGTCGAGGACGTGCAGCTGCCGCTGTTCGAGCTTGAGGAGGAGCCGTGACGGCCACCATCCCGGCCCGGGTCACCTGGCTGGAGCAGACCGAGAAGCTGCGCGCCAATCCTGGCGTGTGGTTCCCGCTGGTGACCCGGGCGACCCGGGACGGGGCCCGCTCGCTGGTGTCCCAGATTAACCGTGGCGTGCTGTACGCGTGGCGCCCGGCCGGCGACTTCGAGGCCCGCGCCGAGGGTCTCGAAGTGCACGCCCGTTTCCTCGGCGACGGCTAGACCGCGTTGGGCCAGGAGGAGTCGTGTCAGCAACCGAAGAGCTACCCCAAGCGTCCTACCAAGACCTCCGCCAAGTGGGCGTCTCCCCTCGCCAGATCGACATCTGGACGCGCTACGGCTTTCTGATCACGACGACTCCCCGCCCCGGCTCCGGCTACGCCCGGCGCTGGCCGGTGGAAGAACTCGAAGTGGCACGACGAATGGTGGCGTACATGCAGGTCGGCCTGTCGGTTCGAGCGGCCAATCACGCGGCGCGCCACGACGGATTGCTCCCCGGTGGGGCCTGGCGAATTTCGGAGACGACGACGTGATGCTCATCCATCGGTGCACCTGCGGACACCCTGACATCTACCACCACAAGCGGCTGCTGTGCTCGCACGGGCAGTGCCTACAGAAGTGCAAGCAGTTCGACTCGATCAGCCCGGAGCCGGAGCTGGTTCCGACGTTCCTGTGGCGGGACGGCCGGGTCGAACAGAACGACGCGATCCTGACGCCCGGCTCGGCGTACGGGCCGCCCGCACAACCGGACCGGCTGTGCAACTGCGAGCGCTGCCAGGAGATTTACGCCAACTCCTCGCTGGTGGCGTGAGATGGCCGCCAAGCGCAGCAGCTGCGCCTCCTGTGCGCGACCGATGTGCACGTCTTCGAAGCAGCGCAAGGATCCGAAGGCCAAGGCCGCCCTGCGGAAGATCACCCCGAAGCTGGTGTTCCACACCGCGCACGGGTTGTGCGAGGGCTGCTCCAGTCGGGAGCGCCGGGCGGCGGGCGCGTTGCAGGTGACCCTGATCGCGCCGGACCGCCCGGCCTGGATGCGCGCCGGCCTGGGCGCCTGCGCCTCGGTGGACCCGGAGCTGTGGTACCCGGAGGAAGGCGGCCCGGCCAATCGCACGGCTCGGCGGATCTGCCGGGGCTGTCCGTTCCGGGCGCCGTGCCTGGAGTGGGCCCTACAGAACCAGGAGAAGTGGGGCATCTGGGGGGACACCACCCCGGATGAGCGCCGGCAACTGATCAAGGCCCGGAGTGACGCGGCATGATGACCATCAACTTGACCCGAGATCTACATAGGGTCTATTGTGTGGACAGCACCAACCCCCGCACTTTGCTTGGCGGCAGACGGGGATTGGTGGCAACCGAAACTGTCAGAGAAGGGCTGCGCTCGTGAGTGTACCCGGCATGCTTCCCGAGCTCGTCGACTCCGTCATGGAGCCCCTGGAGCTGGAGTACGTGCTCGCCCGGTTCGATCGGCAGGTCGAGTTCAAGGCGGTGCCGTTCCGCGAGCTCCCGGCCTGTGAGTGCGGCACCCCGGACTGCGCGGGCCTGGCCGCCGAGGCCGTCGTTTCCTACCACCACTGGGTGCCGCCGGTTAGCCCATTCGGCACTGGTTACCGCAGTCACACCTACCGCCATGCCCTCAACGGTGGCTGCCTCGGTTGGGAATTGCGCCAGCTGACCAGTTCGGGAGCACGCCTGGTGCCAGAAAAATTGACCGTCGAGATTCTCATGATCAAAAAGGAGCGGGCCTGATGTCCAGCCAGAATGACCGCGAGCTGGCCGGGCGGGCTGTTTTCGCCAAGATCCTGTCCGAGCAGGTCGCCGGCCTGGTCGGCGCGGTGCGCAAGCATGTCGAGCCGAACCTGGAGCCCGGTGAGCACGTTGTCGGCCAGCTCGCCGATGGCACCCGGATCGGCAAGGTGATGCGCACCGAGACCCCGGTCACCGTGGACGTCATCGACGAAGACGCCCTGGTGCAGTGGATCCTCGACAACCGCCCCGACGAGATCGTGCCCGCCGTCCGACCCTCCTACATGGACCACCTGCGCGCGCAGGTCAAGAAGCACGGCTATGCGTTCGACCCGGTCACCGGTGAGATCATCCCCGGCCTCAAGATCGGCCAGGGCACACCGGCCTACAAGCCGGTCCCCACCGACGAAGGTCGCGCGCTGGTCCAGGCCAAGCTGTCCGAGCTCATCGCGGGCGGCCTTCTCGAGCTACCACCCTCCGGTGAGTCGTGAGGAGCGAGCGGCCACCGGCGCACACCCGGATCCAGTGGGCCATCGAGTTCATCAACCGCTACGACCCGGGCCAGAAGCACGTCCTGCTCAAGGACAACGAGGCCGCTGCGCGCAGCCACAGCAGCAACACCGGCGCGGTGCTGCTGCGCCGCACGGTGACCTACTCCGAGTTCGAGGAGGTCCGCGATGGGCCGCCGTGACCACCGCGCCTACGTCCTGACCTCGCTGGCCACCCTGTGCAAGGTCTGCGCCGGCCGGCCGATGCAGCTGCGGTTTCTGGACGGGCACACCGCCATCACCCCGGTCCCGTGCCCGCACTGCGGCTACCGCTACGGCATCCCCTACCTCTCCGCCCCCTCATATCAAGATCGGAAAATCTGATGACTGACCAGCCGACCGTTGTACAGGCCCTGGCCGCGGTGATGGAAGACGTCCGCGCGGTGGGCAAGGGCGAGCGCAACCAGCAGCAGGGCTACCAGTTCCGGGGTATCGACTCGCTGCTCAACGCGGTGGGCCCGGCGTTCCGCAAGCACGGCGTGGTGGCCATGCCGATGTTGGAGGAGTCGTCCTGGCGGGACGTGAAGACCAATAGCGGCAAGGACTCCCGCGAGGTCACCGTCAAGGTGCGGTACCGCTTCTACGGGCCCGCTGGCGACTACATCGACGCGGTGGTGCCCGGCGAGAGTATGGACTTCGGCGACAAGGGCGCTCCGAAGGCGATGAGTGTGGCGTACCGCATCGCGCTGATTCAGGCACTGTGCCTGCCGACGCACGACACCGACCCGGACTCCGAGTCCTTCGAGCGCGCCACCTCCGAGCAGTCCAGCGAGAGCCGGCCGGCCAACAACACGCAGGCCAGCAGCAACGGCGCCGGCTCGCGCTCACCGGCCCGGCGGGCGAACGACCTGGTGAAGATCCTGCTCACGGTGGACAACAACGAGCGGGCCGCGACCGGCATCGAGCGCGCCGCGGAGTCGCCGGGCAAGGACATCAACGTGGTCCCGCTGCTCACCCCGGCGCAGCTCAAGGTGGTCGGTATCGAGCCGGGCACGGTGATCACGCTGACCCAGTTCGCCGCGCTGGTCGCCGACCACGTCAAGGACAACTCCACGCCCATCGAGCCGGTGGCCGAGGAGGCGAAGGCGTGACGGGCCCGGAGCACTACCTGGAGGCCGAGAACATTCTGAAGCTCGTCGCTAGCCCGGACAGCGGCATAGCGTCCTACTCCGATGCCGGAACGCTCTTCGCTTGCGCCCAGGTGCACGCGACGCTGGCACTGGCCGCCGCGTACGGCACCCAGTGCGGCGAGATGGACGTTGTCGAGCCGATCGCCGACAAGTGGCGCGCGGTGGCGTCATGACCGAGGAGGAGCCGGACTACCGGCCGATCTCCCCGGAGGACCGCATCCAGGTGATCAAGGAGGTGGTGGCCGGGCTGATCCCGGCGACCGCCGCCCAGATCGGCGCCGCCCTGGGGCACCTGTCCCGCGAGCTCGGCCGGGTGAACAGGGAGATCACCGTCCAGCAGCGGGTGGTGACCATGTGCGAACGCGACTACGAGCACGAGTTCGACTTGAAGATGCTCTCTTTCGCGCACCCGCCCGACGAGAACGACGTGCCGGTGATGGTGACCATCGCTAAGGCGATGGCACGGGTCGACCCGAAGGTTTATCAGCTCGGACTGGACCTGGACCTGGCCAAGGACCGACTGAAGGAACTGAACAACCTGTTCAAAGAGCTGGAGGACCGCATCTGGGTCGGGAAGACCAACGCGGCCACGGTTCGATCCGAGCACCAGAACTTGGGATATGGGGGAGGGTCATGAACCAGTTCTCGATGGAAGACCTGCGTCAGATGACCACCGACTGGCAGGAGGCCGCGATGGCCTCGGTGCTGGGCGACTCGGAGCGCGTCAAGGGGCTGCTCGTCCCGTCCATGGGGTGCTGGGTGAACTACGGCGCGATGATGACCATCGCCATGTTGGGCGCCACCCTCACCGCGTCAGCGATGCGGGAGCGCGCCGGTGTGCCGCCCGACGCGGATTGCGTGATTGGCGCCACCGATCTCTCCCCGCATATCGAGCAGAGCGCGGCCCAGCGGTTGGCACTCAACATGCTCCTGGCCGCCGGTAACCGGGACTACCCAACGCTGGAGAAGGCGCTGCGGACGTTCTGCCCGCCGGACCAGGCCGGCTTGGACAACCTGGTGGCCGTGCAGTTGGAGCTGCTGGCCCTCTATCGGATGGTGATCGAATGCCCCTGAAGCGCGGTTCCGGTCCGAAGCGCGGCGCGGCGCTCAAGCGCGCCCGGATGGTGGTCAAGCGCAAGCCGGTGAGCCGGGAGGAGAAGGCCGGCAAGAAGCGCTGCCGGGCCCGCTCAGGGGGCGTGTGCGAGCGCTGCGGGCACCGGGGCGCCCGCGAGTGCCACCACCGCAAGAACCGCTCTCAGGGCGGCACCTGGGAGCTGTCCAATCTGCTGGACCTGTGCTCGGAGTGCCACCGCGAGGTGACCTCGTTCAAGGAGATCGCCCTGGAGCAGGGCTGGTCGGTGCGCCGCGAGCACGACCCGGCGCGGGCGTACGTGTGGTTGGCCGGCCGGGGCTATTGCTACCTGTCGGATACAGGCGAGATTTCTGACGCACAGGAAGAGGCGAGCTGATGCTGCCGAAGATTGCCGAAGTGGGCAAATTGTGGGCGGATCCGGAGATTCGGTTCACGCCGGGCGGTAAGGCGGTGTGTGATTTGCCGCTGGTGTTCAACAAGCGCAAGAAGACCGACAACGGCGGCTATGTAGACGACGGAATCTTCTGGGTGCGCGGCACCGTGTGGGGCCTGTACGCGGAGAACTGCGCCGAGACCCTGGCCAAGGGTGACCAGGTGTTTGTGATGGGCGAGCTCTACGAGGATGAGTACGTCGACAAGAAGACAAGCGAAAAACGGAAGACGATCAAATTGCGGGTCTTCGATATCGGACCAATTTTGAAGTGGAATTCTGCCAAGATCAACAGGGCTGAGCGGTCTTCCAAGACCGAGAAGCCGGACGACGACCCGTGGGCCAATCCGCCGGCCCCGGCGCTCGATTCCGACACCGAGGTGCCGTTTTGATCATCACCTCGATCCCCGAGCGCGTTGTGGAGCGCATTCGGGACAAGGTCGCCATGGGGCCGAAGGGGTGCCACATCAGCACCTACTCGGTGGCGAGCCATGGCTACGCCCAGGTCGGCTGGGGCGAGGCAGGCGAGCGCTTCCTGGTCCTAGTCCACCAGGCCATCTGGCTGATCGAGCACGGACCCATTCCTGACGGTATGACCGTCGACCACGAGTGCAAGAACAGGCGCTGCATGCGTCTGTCGCATCTCAGGTTGATCACCAACCTGGAGAACGCCCGTCGTACCCATGGACGTGATTGGCCGCTCGGGGAGTGCGCTCAAGGCCATCTCGACGCCGACCACTGGGTTCCGGCCCGCGGGCGAACCAAGGGCCACTGCGGGCTCTGCCTGAGCATCGCCCGCGCCAAGTACGACCTGAAGATACGGCGCGAGCGCGCCGCCGCTTGATCACCGCTCCCCGCGTTTTCAACCGGATGAACAAGGAGAATGACCGTGACAAGATCTGCCAGGAAGACCACCACTACCGCGCCAGAGATGACCGTCGAGCTGGTCAACCCCGAGCTCGCGCAGGACTGGCTGGGCCGCAACGCCTGTATCCGCAACCTGCGCCGGGGCATCGTCAACGCCTACGCCCGGGACATGGCGGCCGGCGAGTGGGCGTTCACCGGGGAGCCGATCAAGTTCGACCTGACCGGCTCACTGATCGACGGCCAGCACCGGCTGCATGCGCTGGTGAAGTCGGATAGCACGCTGTCGCTGGCGGTGTTCCGCAACATCGACCCCTCCGCCGTGCACGTGATGGACTCCGGGGCGCGGCGGACCGCCGGGGACGCGCTGAAGTTCCAGGGCTACAAGACACCCACCCTGCTGGCCAGTGCGGCCGGCATGGTGCTCACCGAGGGCAGCACCAAGCGCCGCGGCCTGACCCACTCGGAGATCCTCGGCGTGGTCGAGGCGGACCCGTCGATCCCGTTCATCGTCGATGAGGTGCTGCCGAAGCTGCGGATGTCCCAGCTCACCACCGGCACGGTTGCCTTCTACGCCTACTGGCGGCTGCACCAGGTCGACGCCGCCGCCGCGGTGGCGTTCTTCGACGCGCTGTCCTCACTGGCCGGCCAGGACCAGAACAGCCCGATCCTGGCGCTGCACCGGCGGCT